TCGGTACCATGAATGGCTTTTCAGCCGCAAGTTGTGCCGCTATATCGTCGTTTATTATATTTGAACCATCGAGGGTTTCAAGATAACCCAAAACTGTTTCAAAAAAGAGTTCAATATCTGAAAGATCCGAACTCATAGGTATTATGACACCGAGGTTCACAAGAATTTGAACAATTCCCTTCGTGTCCTTGTCTATTATACACCCGAAGAGTTGTTTGAACCCATCGCGAAGTTCTTCGGAGAGGTTTATGATGAGTCCAAAATCATAGAAAACTAACTTACCTTTGGGTGAAAACCCCAAGTTACCTGGATGTGGGTCTGCGTGAAAGAACCCTTTGTCCATCGTTTGGATGACATATGAGTTGATGAGGGCTTCACACACTTTCTTTTTGTTAAGATTGGGATCTGAAAGTTCTGTGAGTTTTTCAGATTCCACATATTCCATGACGATTGTGTCATCGGTACAAAATTGTTTATAAACTTTTGGAACTTTGATCCATTTTATATCCTTCAAATTCTTTCTGAATCTCATGGCATTCTCAATTTCTTGTGTGTAATCCGATTCACCCAAAAGATATTCAATAGATTCATTGAGAACAAACTCTGAACTATTTCCGGTATCAACCCCAACCTTCTCAAGGAAGCGGACAATTTCCCGCACATTGTCGGTATCGGTCTTCATAGTGTTGTAGATATTTGGTCTTTTCACTTTGACGATCACATCCTTTCCATTTTTCAACTTTGCCTTGTGAACTTGACCAATGCTCGCAGATTTAAATGGTATAGAGTCAAACTCGGTAAAGTATTCTAAATTTACAATATCTTTTACAACATCATAATCCACCGGAGGAACATTATCTTGGAGGGATTCCAACTCTCTTGTAAATTCGGGTGGGTACAGGTCTCCTCGTGTTGATACAATTTGCCCCAATTTTACAAATGTTGGTCCAAGATCCAAAAGTTGGTCCCTCGTCCATGCTCCCAGTTGCCCCTTATCCTTTACAAAAGTGTTTTTCCATACAAATTTGGCGGCAAACTTCCAAGTCTTTACCTTTTGGGGAGGTGGTGCCTTGAGTGGTTTATGGGTAGCGACGCATAGCATCCTACTATACAAATATCTTTTAATTTCCTTAAATTAGATATTTTTACCGTTACACTTTATCTTAGATTGAAAAATTCTTTGTGGAGAGTGTTTGTGTTCCTGTACATATCATATCTAATTTTAGGTCCTCATTAGATTTCATATCTTATACAAAATAAACCGTTAAAAATTGTAGACTCTCCCACGGAATTTTTGAGATCTTTGTCAACTTGTTTAAGTTCTTGAAGTAGCCATTGGATGTTGTCGTTAATAGGATCGCCTGTGATCATTTTGTCTTAAATTATAAATAATTAGCTACAACTTAGGTTTCTTCTCTGTAAGATATTCAGATGCCTGTTTGGGTGTTTTACAAATTGTATCACCACAGTGATCCCTATTTTGGTAAATAGAATTGATAGATGTTACCATGTCCTCACATGTCTTCAGATTCCAGCGCCCGAGTTTAGGTTTTTCATCTTTCAAAAAAATACTTGCGATTCTTCTAATCATTACTATCATAACTACCCATTTCCTTATCTATATATTCTTCCCATTTATCAATTCTTTCTCTCATCTTCTTTAAAGTCTCTTCTTCACCGTCAGTTTTCAACCTAAATACAGATTCCAACGATTCCCGCTTGTATCTCGCTGCGTCACGCTCTTTGTCTATATCCCACGCATCTTCTTCGGGGTCACCAGCTCTCCAATTTTTATTTTCGTTAATACGACGCTGATCGGCTGGATCCCACGCATCTTCACTTTTATGTACACGGGCTGTAACTCGTCTACGATGTGTCTTTAACGAAATCGGTACAATTATCTGGCGAGACAACATACCTATACTATGGGATTATACTTTAATTATATGAATAGGTCTCACAGTTCGTATAATATAAAGTGCAGTTTTCAAAACATTTTTCATTAAATTGGATTTCACCATAATCTCACTGTGATCAATAAACTTTCTTGAATTTGAACGATTTCAACCTTTATTAACGCACTGATTCTTTCAGGAGCAGCGACAGCCGGATTTTATATCAAGTATGGTCCAGAAAAAATACCGATGCATATATTTTTAAACATATTTTTAGATAAACAAACGATAACAATCAAAATTATATCTCCCGTAATATCAGAATGAAAGTTCACATTATCGGCGCCGGTCCCACCGGTATGTCTATAGCATGGGAACTCGCAAAACTTAAGAAACACAACGTAACTATATATGATCGCAAACCAGCGGCGGGCGGTTCTTGGTGGGAACCAGATATGGAAGAAAGAAATCTCCACGCACACAGAATTGTGTTTGATAGGGCTTTTATCAATACAAGAACAATGTTTAGTGAAATGAATATAAAATGGAATGACATGTTTAAAAAGGTTGAAGACGATGTAAATTCATTCTTATTAAAACAATTTACACCCGGTGATTATTTAGCTTTGACTTCTCTCGCCACAAGTGTTATAATGAATTCCGACAAGTTTATGAAAATTTCTCTCAGAGATGCCGTCAAAGGAACGCTCTCTAAAACGGGGGAATCTGTGTTAACACACATAACATTAATAATGGACGGTGTTACATGGGATGTTATGTCTGCATATGAATTTGTAAGAAGTTTTGATCACGTCGGGTTATCCAAACAATATACACAAAAGGTGTCAGGTAAGCAAATGTGTGACGCAATGCAAAAAGAACTTCGCAATGTGGGTGTTAAATTTCAATTTAATAAATATTTAACAAATGTCGAATATTATAATGACGAATTCAAGGCTACATTTGAAGATGGAGAAGAAATAGAAAATGATGGTATGTTAGTTTTGTGTGTAGATAACAGCCAGGCATTAAAACTCATAAAGAGTAACTGGGGTCATGATGCACATAAGAAAATAAAGTATAGTACGTACGGTTGTATAAATGTTTTGCTTGATTATGAAAAAAACATTACTCTTGAAAATGACCTAAAAATAGCTATGGAAACACCGTGGAACTTGCAACCCGTCGTTCTCGCAGACGGCAAAACTGTATCATGTGTTATATGTGATCTTTCACCCGAAATACTTAAAACAAAGCCCGAAGACATAGTAGAAAATATATTGAAACAATTAAATTTAGAAAAGCCAACGAACAGTCGATTTGCATGGGGGTGTAATTGGAATGGTTCCGAATGGACTTTTGAACAGTCTTCGGGTGTTTTAAGTTTAGATGGCCAGGTCCCATTCTTTGGCAAGAACAGGAATGTCGCTCTCTGTGGGATGATGTCACCTAGAAAAACTCCATATTCTAGCATAGAAGCTGCTATTGAAGTTGGTAAACAATTTGCATATGAAAATTTTGATACAAAACCACCATTAGAAACATTTTTGTTAACACACTTAATAATATTACTTATAGTTTTACTTGTATTAATCATATAATGAAGTTTACCGCTAGTGTTTACGAACCCATGTACGAATACAACGACAAAAAATACATTCGTTTATTTATTTCGGATAATCACAAGGAAATAATTAAACGTATGCATTCGAATAAATGTCACTTACTTACAAATAATATAATAGATAATCCATTAGATGGTAATATATTAACAATTAAGGTACCTTTTCGATATAGGAGAGTGATGTGTGAGGTTAGAGGTAAACCCGTGCAATCTCTTATAAAGGGTGATGATGTAAAGATCGACATAGAATATAAGGGTGTGTGGAATGTTGGCAATCATAGTGGATATACATGGAAATTAACTTCCATTACTTCTCCTTAACTTGTTCTCCTTCGTCTTCTTCCTTCTTTTCCGGGATTTCAACTTCCTTCAAACCAGATTCTTGAAACCCCTTAAAAACCCTCAAAGAGCCCTGAATGCGGAAGATTTCTTGAGTAAGTTCTTCGAGGGCTTGTTCCATACGCTTGATGTTTTCTTCAACGTTAAGAGTCGGCATTTTTATATATTACGATACCATTTTTTCTTTAAATTACTAGGGAATAAATAAATCTTTTACCCGGGAATCATTTCTATCGATTTCGACGACACCTTTTTTTTCGAGGTCCATAAAAGTTGCAAGGGATTGAATACTTCTGTACCAACTTTCATCTTGTTGTTTAGTTCGGTGGGCTTACCTATTGTTTCAGATACGTTTATCATATTATTTACAAACATAAAGTTATAGCTCTTTAAATTAATAATGCTCACACGAAGTGGTTACGTGATAAAAGATGGCCCAATTCAAGAATTTAAAAAGGAGTTAACAGTAAGACCTATCATTAATAATGAATTCGGGTTTCCCCCGCCGCCTTTTAGAGTTTATAGAACAACTAAAAATGGAGTCTGTGTTCCAAGATTCTACGGAACTTCTAAGATTGGAGAACCGAAGGATGACAAGAGACCAGAACCAACCAGGTCCGAGGCTAAGTTCGTTGGACAACTCAGAGACGCCACCCATCAGAACGCCGCACTTGCTGCAGCTCTTAGTGTGGGTCATGGAGTTCTCTCGCTCCCATGCGGGTATGGAAAGACCACCGTATCCTTGGCGATAGCGTGTAAGTTGGGTTATCGCACCATGATTGTTGTGCATAAACAGTTCTTGGCGGATCAATGGAAAGAACGGATTCAACAATTTTGCCCGGGGGCTAAAATTGGTATGGTTCAACAAGACAAAAAAGAAGTCGAATGTGACTTTGTGATCGCCATGCTTCAATCTCTTTCACTGAAAGAGTATAATTTTCAAGATTTTGATTCTATTGGTACACTCATAGTCGACGAAGCGCATCATATATGCGCAAAAGTCTTTAGTCAAAGTCTATTTAAACTATGTCCAAAGCATATTTTTGGGTTGTCGGCCACACCAGAAAGAAAAGACGGTCTTACGAAAGTGCTTCATTGGTTTATGGGTCCGACTTTCTTTGCAATAGAGAGGAAAAACCAAGAACAAACGGAGGTTTTTCCGATAAGTTATGAGTGTGAAATGTACAAAAATCCACCACCGTGCACACGTTTTGGTAAAGTATCGTTGGTAAATATGATTACGCTACTCGTCGAAGATAAACGTAGAAACAAAATGATTGTGGATTTGATAAAAAAACTTTCAAAGACAACTAGACAGATTTTAGTTTTAAGTGACAGACGGTTTCATTGTGAATTTTTACACCAATGTTTCCCAAAAAGTTCAGGTCTCTATATGGGTGGTATGAAAGAAGCAGATCTCCAGGAATCTTCTAAAAAGCAAATAATTTTTGCGACTTTCAGTCAAGCTCACGAAGGATTGGACATCGCCACATTAGACACGGTAATTCTCGCAACACCCAAATCTGATATAGTACAATCGATAGGGCGTATCATGCGAGAAACTGAAGGTAAAAAGAACAACCCACAGATTTATGACGTTAAAGATGAGTGGTCAATTCTGGTAGCTATGTTTTACAAGAGAATGAAAGTATACAGAAATGGTGGGTTTAAAATACAGGGTAAGACAATGGACGGCGGCGAAAGTGACAAAACGTTCCCTCAGGGAAAGTGTCTATTTTTATAATCTGCATAATAAATAAATGTCTGGTGCATTAGTTCAGCTCGTGTCTAAGGGTGCTCAAGATGTTTATATAACAAACAATGACGGGGTCTCGCTTTTCAGTTTGAAATATAAAAGACACACCAATTTTTCACAAGCTCCCAAACTTATAAAAACTATAACATCATCGAAAGACAATATTATAAAAATACCAGTTTATGGCGATTTATTAAATGCTTTGTGGTTTGAAGGTGAAGGTATGATAACCAAATTTCAAGGAGCTCGTTTTCATTTATACATAGGTGGCACAAAAATAGATTCACAACCTTTTGATTATATTTCTGACGTATGGCAGAATTATTTGGCTGAAAATTTCGTAAAGGCTATGGAAATTATAAATAATGTCTCAGTTGCAAATAATCATTTTATACCTTTACATTTCTTTTTTTGTGATAATGGGATGTATTTACCTTTAATCGCTTTACAATACCACGAAGTAGAAATCAGAATTGAATTTAATGCAGATATTTCCGGTGTAAAATGTTACGGTAATTACATCTTTTTGGATACGGATGAAAGGAATCGTTTCACAAATGCATCGATGGATATTATAATCTCACAAGTTCAGCAATCTGAACACGAAATACTTCAAAATGAAACGACATTGGATTTAACAATCATTAATCATCCGGTCAAGAGTTTATTTTTTGGGTTTCCAGCAAAAAGTCCAATTATAGATGACGACTACTTGACTTTTGAAACAGCCGACATGTATTTAAATGGTACGGTATTATTTGAAGATATGTCACCACTCTATTTTCATATAGTACAGAACTATTATAATTCACAGTGTGGTATTATAAACTATGTGGAAGATTTTGATTGTCCGATGTATACTCGGTATTACGCTTATCATTTTTGCAAAGATGCATCACAATATAAACCCACAGGTAGTTGCAATTTCAGTAGGTTAGATAATGCAAAAATTATTTTGAAAAATATTACACGCGGCGCCAATAGAATTGATGATAATTATTTAAATGTGTATGCAGTTAGTTATAATGTTTTGCGTATAAAAGAAGGTATGGCTGGAATTTTATTCGCAAACTAATGTAAGAATGGGGGTTCCTATAGGTGACGTCGCTCGCGTAAGTCAGGTCTTATTGGCGAGCCTTCAACAAGATCGAACAACAACAGCAGATAGGTCAACGCCCAGTCTCATAACATCTGAATCGGTGAATACCACAGCGGTTCAATCTTCGGGAAATGTAGAAACACAAACTGGATTTTTTTTGGGGGATGCCGGTTTTCTAAGTAATGTAAATGTTGGTTTACAGAGAGTTACAGATATAGGAAATGTTACAACTAATTCGATTACAGCGAGAGCTGGGGTTTATGTAAATGGTGTCTCGCTTCATGACTCCAATATCATAGCTTATGATAAAATAACTCTAAACTCGATAAATGTACCGAGATACATGACTATAACAAGTCAAATAGGAGTGTCTACATCATATCAATTGGATATAAGTGGTAACGCACAGACGATTGTGTACGGTGGAAGTGAAAATTTCAGAGCTATTAAAATAGATGCATTTTCTAATGTAATATCCGATAAAACGACATCAAATCCAGTCACATCGGGAGTCAATAGTGATATTAATTTTGGTGAACAAGTTGCCGTAAATGACACCGGAACAACGATCGCATGTGGTGCGATTGATTGGGATGGTCCGTATAATGGATACTTTAACTCGGGTGCGGTGTTTGTGTATCGATATGACGGCGAAAATTGGAATCAGCTCGGATCCGCCATAGACGCAGCCGCGGATAATGGTGGATATTCTGAAGCTAGTAGAATCAGATTTGCTAACGGGAATTTTGGATGCTCATTATGTTTAAATGGTGACGGTAACACTCTCATCGCCGGTGCTCGTAATGAAACAAATTACAATGGTGGCAACATTCAACTGTATGCCGGTGCCGCATACGTATACACGTATAACGGTTCTTCATGGACACGCACAGCGTCGTTATTTTCAGATTCGCGTAGCCAATCTGATAGGTTTGGAACTTCTGTATACATAAACAAATCTGGAAATAAAATCGCCATTGGGTCGGGGTCGGGTGAAGTGTACATTTACAACAACTTATCCCTCGCCCATAAAATAACAAACGGTGCGGCTGCGTTTGGTGATAGGGTAGCGATTAACGAGGACGGTACCGTAATGGCCACGGTATCGAATAGCGGTCATCATATATACAATTATGACGGAGAGAATTGGACTGAAACTTTGTTTCCTCTATCGTCACCCTTAAATCAACCCGAACCTAGAACACATGTTTCCGTAACCGATAGTGGCGACGAAGCCGTCATAAACGGCAATCGTTACATATATTTCGAGGGGGCGTGGTCGATATTTCAAACTGGGTATTCTGTTTATACCAAAATAAATAATGATGGTTACCGAATGATAGACATGGGAACGACTTATTTTTCGACGGTAAATCCAACATATAAGTTGGATGTGGCCGGCGACGCCAATGTGTACGATATGCACGCATTGAGATACCACGGAGACGGTGGAACTTTATCCAACATCGTACTAGAGGAAAATGTCTCCATTTCTAGTACCAATTATAACGGATCGAATGTATTTGGATCCAACTCGACAAATTATTACCAAACAGACACCATCTCGACGAGTGTAGGCACGAACCTCATAGCCATGAGTGGATCGGGGACGCGCGTCGCATTCTCTAATTATGGGTCAGATTCATTGCCATTTGTATACGATTACGATGGAACCACTTGGTCACAAACGACTCAAATGACGTCGACGTTATATTCCACTGCCTTGGAAAATGTGTACGACGTTGACATATCAGACGATGGAGAGACGATAGCGATAGCTAGTGGTACTTATTTATACATTTGGAACTACAATGGATCTAGTTGGACAGAGTCGCAATACGGCACGGGTTCAAATACGTACAATTGTCTCGTGAGCGGTGACGGAAACGTCGTATTGGCCGGTGACACTAATACTCATCTCGTATACGTGGTCATAAACGGAACATATTCGGGTACGTTTAC